GGCAGATCAAGCTAGAGAAAGCCGAGGCACGAATCAAAGAACTAGAACTCATGACAACTCCAATCGGTTGCGCTAGTTGCGAGATGAAAAGCGAGAGGATCGAGGAGCTTGAGGCAGAACTTAAAGCAGAAACTCAAGCTAAATTTAGGATAATGGGACAGATTGCAGATATGATGGGGTATAAGCCACGATGAAAATTGAGAAATACACTGAGGTATGGGTTCTTCATTTGCTATCTTCGACACAAGGAGTTCATATAAACCCGTTGAAATATCGGCAACCCAAGTGGTGGAAGAAGTTATTCAATCTCAGCAAGCGAGGTTTAGTTAAAAAGAAAAGAATCTCTTGTGCTGAGTACAGTTTTAAAATAACTGACGAAGGAAAAAAGTTTATGAAAGAGGTAAGTAACGATGCAATTTAGTGAAAGAATTAGTTGGATGATGCACTACGCGGTAAATGATAAAACTCTTATACCGAATCACCGAGAATATTCAAAATTAAAAGAAAAGCTGAATGAGTTATATCACGACTCGGAGCTTGTATTGAAAGAAATACCAGACTTAACTCATGAAGAAAAAACAAGACTTCAACGTGATAAAAGGCTAGCCAAAGACGCAATGCTTTTGTATTTTAGTGAAAATATTGACAAGGAGGCAAGCAACGATGAGTAAAAAGTACATACATTCTAGCAAGATAAATCTTATTGATAACCGCTTCATATTATTGATATACAACATGAATGACGGTGTTACGGGTCGATGTGGTGGCGGATGGGATTTTAATGTAGGTATGCAAGCGACGAAAAGAGAAGCGTGTATAGATTTGCACTGGTTCACTATCAGAATATCATTTTTTGGGGCTAGAAAACATGACCAGTGACGACATCGCCCTAACAATACTGAGCCTTCCCGAACCCGTCAAACAAAAGTATTTAAAACGATGGTGGGATATATCAGAGCATCAGGGATTGACATACTTCCACATGCCACAAGCTACTTTCGACGCACTGCCAAAGCGCGCAGTGATCGTCGAGAGCGATGAAAACGATCTTAAGATACCTGCAAAAACCTTACTGGGAGTTATGAAATGAAATTTTATAGGCACAACAAAACTAAGGGCGTTTACAATTTGCTTGGTGAATGCCGAATCGAGGAAACAGATACTCTCGCTGTAATGTATCAAGACATCATCAACGAGGTTATTTGGGTGAGGCCGAAAGAGGAGTTCTTTGACGGGAGGTTTTCTAAAATTAAGGCAGTGGAGATAATAAAATGAACATACAAAACAACTACAAAGGAATCCAATGGGGTGAGAAGTGTCTCGTTTGGGATGATGACAAAGAACTCGCACAAGAGGATTTTTTTGTTGCTTACTTCCCATACAAAACTTATTACCCCATCCTGACTGCCGAGGGGGAGTTTTATGCTCACGCCGAACCATTAACCAAAAAAGAAGCCATCAACCGTCTTGAAGTTATTGGTCCGCAAGGACGGGAGCACGTGTTATTTGGGTATAGAGAATATGAACATGATATCCAGTTGCAAGATGACGGAAAAACATTGAAGATATTTTTGACGGAGGTAGGAAAATGAATATGCAAAACAACTACAAAGGAATCCAATGGGGTGAGAAGTGTCTCGTTTGGGATGATGATGCTGAGAAGAAGATCACTAAGATCTTTGTAGGGTATGACACTAACCAAAAACACGGTGTCATCGTTTCAACGGGAGACGTATTCAGAAACGCCGAACCACTGCCGAAAAAAGAGTACGTCCCTATGAGTCCAACGACATGCCCTCAGTTTTGGTGGGCAATTCGTAAGCCTCATTGGAAAAAAGGAGATCATATGTCGGTATTAACTGTCTGTACTGACGGCATAACAGTAGACAACAACGCCGCGCTTTCTTGGCAAGAGCTTATGGACGAAGGCTTCACAGACCACCACGGCAATCTTTTGAGAGTAGAGAAATGAGTGAGTTTATAGTAACATTAGGAGTCTTGGCGTCTATTATAATCGTAGCTATATGGCTAATCGTGCTATTCATAAATATTATGACGTTGACAAAAAAGATAAAGGAGTTAGAGAAATGAGTGAATATTTGGAAATCTTGGGAGCCTTGACGTTGGCGGTATTAGGAGTTGTGACGTTACTCGTAGTCATTGAAATCATAAAGAAATGGTGTTATAACACCATTGGTAGATACACGCGCGAGCGTTACGAGAATGAGATTAAGGCGCTAAAAGAGAGAATCAAGGAGTTAGAGAAATGAACAAAGAAGAACTCACACAATTCAAAGGCGTTGAGCTAAACACTAAAGTAGCTAGTGAATACGCAAAGGTCCGCTTGGGTCTTGTTTCCGAGGAATGGACCGCGTATGCTTGGTCAAGCTGTATCGATCAACACTGTGCTGACGAAGTTTTTTCCGAAATTGAAGATTTGCTTGAAGACGACGATGAATGCATCTATAGAATAAAACATAAAATTGAGGCATTAGAAGAAAAGATGTGCCTATTAGACCCACTTCCTCACAGTCAGATGTATGTGAAGCTTATCAAGGCTCCAAATATGATGGTAGCGAGAGAGCTTTGGGATAATGAATCCGAGGTTGAGGTAAAAGTTTGTCTTGTTGACTGGGAATTATTACAGGAGGTTTTGAAATGAAATCACAAAACCACGACGAGGGTAAAGTCCCAATGGACCTTTTGCTCGGCAAGATGGGGTTAGCTCTCAAAGAGTGCGCGAAGGTGCTAGGCCAAGGCAAGTACCCCAAGGAAAACTGGGCACTCAGTGCAGGTACACACAACCATTCTGAGTTCGACGTAAAGAATACAGCAAGTAAGCTACGGCATATGGTCGATAGATCAATGGGTGAACTGCGAGACGAAGAGAGTGGTGAGCTACACTCAGCACATGAAGCAACTCGTGCTCTCTTTTCTGTTTATTACGATCTGATGACGGAGGAAACACCACCGAGAGATTGGACTAAAATATTCCCAAATCTCTTGCGCCGTGATGAGATGCCTGAGTGGTTGCTTGATGAGGTTTATGAAAGGAGTGAAGATGATCTTAGAGACAGACGCACAGTGAACACCATGTGGGACTGGGAGGATCACGAGTGGTTATTCTGGAAAAGATTTATGTTATGGCAAGGGCAGGAAATACCAAAACAAGAGGAACTAAAATGATCTATGAGGATAGCATAAAACTATCGCCTGACTCCGAGATGCCCGAGGACGCATGGGGTATTGGTTTTGACTAATTGTATTGAAAATTCTAGTCGTTTCGCTGAGTGGGAGTATCATGCAGTGCGAAGAGAGCGTGCATTGAAGATTGGCTATGCAATTGTTCATGGCCCTTTCGGAACCACGCTTCAGAATATTGAAAACAAAGAATTTGTTAAGGGAATAGACACCAGAACAGATGCTTATAAATATTTGTCGAAAAAGATAAAAGAAAACCCATCGCTTTTAAAAAGGATTAACAATGGTTGAAGAGATTAGGCTAGTGGCAAGAAATCATCTCCGTCACTTGTGCGGGACAGGCCTACCAAAACAAGAGGATTTAAAATGACACCACAAAAATATCAAGTCAAAGCAAAGTCCTTCGACTGCCACCCAGAGCATGGTTACCGCGAAGCACAGGTGCTCGGACTCATCGAGGAACTAGGAGAGTTTGCAGGGAAGATCTGCAAAGCTCATCGTAAGCAACAAGACCCCGAGACGCGAGACTTGGTGCTCGAAGCAGGAGATGTGATATGGAGATACTGCGCCATTCTCTCTCATGATAACTTTAGATTCATTAGTCACTATGAACTTATCAAGTCACAAAAAACAAGTAGGACGTCGATGTCCTATCTGCTTCAAGAGTGCCTCGTTCATGCTCAACTGTGGACGAGTCATGACCGCCAAGTGTTTGACCAAAGTTTCGGGCAGATACTAGCGAAGTTCTGTCTTAATCTTGATCAGATCCTTGAGTCCAACATTAACAAACTTGAGGGTCGTCAGTTACGAGAAACAATAGTAGGCGAGGGTGATGACCGCTAAGATAATCTGGACACTTTTCTTTTTTGGGATTCTGGCGGGTTCGCTAGATTCACCAGAAGCTAGACGTCCACGGAGAAATAAAACCATGCGCTCACGACGATCCACCAAACGCAGGAGGCGAGGGCAGTCATCAGAACCAGAGTTTTATGTTCGTCTCCCTGTGAATGTTTGTGGTGTTCGCGGCTAACGCTTCTCAATCCAACCTCTCAGGCTCCCGATAGCTTGAGAGTTTTTTGCTATCTCAACATCTTGCTCAGTGTCTTTGTAACTTTTCTGCTCAAGCTTGTCAAGTTTTTTGTTGATCTCTTTAATGTGAACCATGACCAAATCGGTCTGTTGGTGCATCATCATTTCAAGACTACTACGGAATGCCCCAAACATCGTGGCGCAAACAGTTAAGAGTGCCACGCCTGCCATGATCCATTGCGTTATTTGAGACTGGCGATTTGCTTGGCGGTGGTCCTCCATCCCTTCAATACGATCATCTAGCGACGATAGGCTACTGAGCATCTGCTCGATTTGAGTTTGACTCAGTTCAGACATTTCTTGACGATCTCCATAACTTCGGTGATATTAAACGGTTTTATGATTTTCATGTCACTATAGACGTGATCTAGCATATCTGCATTGGCAGAGCAATAAACAAAAGGCATATTGGGCTTGACTTCACTCAGCTTTTTGCGAACTTCAAAACCGTTCATAACAGGCAAGTCCAAGTCACAAACAACCATGTCGAAGTCAAACTTTGACGCAAAGAACGAACGCCCTGTAGGGAAGCATCTAAACTTCCCTTCAAACCCTTGCTTCCTCAGACATTTTCGGAATGTGTGGCAGAAGTCGATAGAGTCATCAACAATAGCGACTGACTGGTCTTTGCCCCAAGGTTCCCTCATCTTTTAGCCGCACTGTTCCCAAAGAGAAAGAATATTATAGAGATAATGGAGTTTTCGACATACGCAGGAATCACGAAACCCGAGGCTTCAACGACCTTCTCTCCACCACCGATTGACAGCCCCAAAAATTTAAAGATGGGATCTCTCAGCACAATCTGAGACACTTGAATATCTGCCCATGCCGCATAAATCAATCCACCAAAACCAACGGCAAGGATAACGACAAGGGCGAACCCACGCATCCAACCCGAACCACGAGACTCAGCGGCGTTAGCTCCCTCGGTGTTGCCCTTGAGCGCCTGCATCATGATGGAATGTGTGTCCATCTGCGCTTGACGCTTGAATTGAACGAGGGCTCCTATGCCTCCCGATACTATTCCTATGGCTAGTTGTGGGTCGATCATTCTAGCAAGCCATCAACACACAAGGGACAAGATATGATCCATCATTATACGTCTCACTGATGTTGGTCGATGTTACCTTGGCGATAGTCTTAGACCTCACGATGTCATCACCTTGAGGTTTAGCCGTCCCGTCACCTGCGCTCATAAGCAAGTCTCCACGAGCTACAGTTGTTCCAGAAGCTACTCGGATCACCATATCGCCCGTCATGGCAAGGTGGAAGTCGTTGTAGTCGTCATCGTCGTTGTCCCAAGCTACGAACACACCTGCAACGTTGGGGTCACCATCAACGGTTGAGATCTCGGTGTGGTTAAGTTGCTCGTTGTCTTCGTAGTATGTCGCAGGTTCAGCTTCATGATGCCATACGATCATCGGATCGAGGTTGGACATCACAGTACCCTTGAGGAGATTTGCAGGTTGTGAGTCGTCTGTGAGGCGTGACCATCTCGCGAGGTGGCCACCATTGTAGGATACTGTTGTGCCTGTGACAGTGATGTTGCCTTCTTGTATTGCATCTTGGTAGAAGGAGATAAGAATGCCGTCATTGCCCTCCCTGTTTATTTCTGTGGGTGTCGCGTTTAGTCGAGTCATTCTAGTCGGCCCTGTTCCACCAGATGCCTCAAAACCTACGTCTCCTAGACCTGCACTCGTCTTCCCCACAAGGAGATTCTGCGAACTATCAATCGTAAAGCACGTCCCCGAACCTTGACCCATTTTGATTTGGGAGGGGCCTGAGCTTATGTTGCCTTCTTCCACGTTATCCTGTTGAAGACTTATCACTGTTCCGTCATCCGTTTTTCTATTTGCGATGAGGCACGCCGCGCCAGATCGCGTTGCAATAACTAACCCGTCAGCGTTCATTTGACCCCCAACAACATTAGTGTCACTCGCCGTCTTCCCCACAAGGAGATTGCCAGTGCTGTCGATGCGCATGGCTTCTGCGCCATTCACTAAGGTTTGTAAAAAATCAGAAGCGTGAGAATATGAAAACCCCCCTACGTTAGCATTTCCTGCATCAGCAAAAAGGAGTTTAGATGATGAGTCACTCTTGATCGTCATTCCACAATCGCCAGTCCTATCAATGACGATATCATCGGCTCCTGCACTTACAGACGCACCACCTACTTTAGTTCCTGCCGCTACATTGAGAGCCCCTTCTGGCGAATCCGTCCCAATGCCGACATTCCCACCATCATCAATCGTCATTCTCGTTGCATTGTTGGTAACGAACGATAGGTTCTTGTCATTATCCGCTTCAATACTGGCCAATGTTCCAGTCGTTACATTGGAAAAACGAAGAATCCCTTGAGATGTTCCGACCCCTTCAATATCAATAGTGCCGTCCCCGCCTGTATTTTTGACGCGAAGACCTACGCCTGTTCCCGTCTCGCCGCCTGTTATCTCAGTGGCCACCGATCCACTATCCATCGTGATAGTGCCCGTGAGGGCGGGTGAGTCCAAAGGAGCCTTGAGATCGAGAGCGGTCTGTGTCGCTGTGCTGATGGGCTTGTTCGCGTCAGATGTGTTGTCTACGTTACCAAGACCGACATCAGAAGAAACAAGCGAAACATCACCAGTTTTGCCCGCCACTGAATCAACATCGTTGACTTGAGCCCCTGCCTCAATTCCAGAAAGCTTAGTTCTCTCAGCATCCGTGAGGATCTTAGTTGTGGCTCCCTCCGACATATCATCCATAGACATGGAATCACCGCTCTGGAGTTCACCTCGAACCCCAGAGTTTAGTACAAGAGGCTTTTTATCGGCCATGTTATGCGATAACTATAGGATCACCGATTTCAACATTGATGGAAGTCGCGGAAGTTGCAACGCCCAAAGATTGGACAATATCACCAGACCCAGAAGGTGCTGTGCCTGTGGGTTCCCCACTGGTTGCCTCACTCAAGAATAAGTTTGTGCCACCCACTAGGCCCGTGACTTGATTATTGTTGCCTTCAAAGTAAACGAGGGCTTGTTGAGTTGTCGTTACAGCAGAGAGCACAAAACCATGCGCCCTTGTTCCGATTGCGCCGCCGTTGGCTTTTCTGACTTTAGTTGTTCCACCATCATCCCAGACGTTGATAAAATCACCTGCCGCCAAGTTTTCGCTTGCTTCAATGGATGAAGTATCCGCACCAATGCCCGTAGGCATGACGGTTGAATCGAGCTTACCGTTGGCATCAAGGGCGACGATATCTCCCGCCTCTGCCACGCCCGTAGATGTAACGGTTGCCTCTTTCTGGGTTCTTAAACCCGCCTCAACATTGATATATTTGTCTGCCATGTTACGCTAGTACGATGCCGTCTGATATGTTTAGTATAATGCTCGATGATGAAGTTATAGCGCCAACGTGGACGAGCGTTCCAGTCGTTGGGGCAGTGGTTAGGATTTGGCCATTATTGCCTAGCCAGATATCCCCATTATCGGGGTACGAGAAAGCGTCTGATCGTTCACCAAAAGTTAGAATCTCAACAGCGCCGCCTGAGCTTACGGATTGAGTAGCTAAACCAAAGACATTAGTTTTGTTCAAGTCGTCCTTGTCGGCGTGATACACAAGCCCGCCATCGACGTAGACCAGACGGTTAACCGTGATGTTCTCACCCGCCGTTTTCGAGATAACAGAAGCACCCGCAGGACCAACAGGGCCAACAGGACCACGACCACCAGTTAGGTAGACTTGTCCACTCTCAAACGATAATAGAGACGAGGTGATCAAGTTACGTCATCCGAGTGAGGAATAAGAAGCGAGGCTTTTTTGATGCCTGAGTTTATCACGCCTTGATTGGCCTTGATGTCTGCGGAATCAACATTCGTTTGCACCGTTGTAACGTTCGCAACTGTATCAGAAGCAGGGTCGAAAGTGCTCCTAGAACTAACAGGTTGATCGAGATTATCAAGTCTAGCGTCATCATCAAGAAGAATATTTGCAGGGATGGTCGCCTTTGAAGCGTCCCGAGAGGCAGTATCAGTAGTGACGTCTTCGGTCAAACCTCGTGTAGCGTATGTCCACACATCGACGGCGGTCAATCCACCAGTTGTCAAGGAATCCTTGATAGCTTCCAATGTGTCCGATGTCGTCCAACCTGCGCCCTTAATTTCAGTGAATGCGGCAGTCATCTCGGCTAGTGTTGGAGCGTCATATGCTGCTAGTCGCGCGTCTATGTCGGCGGCGCTCAAGTTGTTTAGGTTATCCACTGATAACTGAGTTGCTAGGGCGCTAACATCAGCCATCCAGTTGCCTTTGTTGGTGTACGAATCAAGGGCCGCATGAAGCTCTGCCTCACTCATCTCTGCCGTTGGTGCCGTCTCCAAAGCTTTTGCGGTGAATCTATCCCCGCCAGAATCTTCTAAGAGAGCATCAACACGACTCGTTTGGGTTGCGATTGCGTCCACACTTGCTTGAGTGGCTGCGTTATCCGTTCCTCGCATGTCTGTGTTGGTTGTGCATGTCCCCACGGTGGTCACATTGGCAACCACATCCAACGCAGGATCAAAGTCGTTTAATCCGTCCACACTTGCAATGATGGCCGTTTGCGCGTCCGTCACGTTGGTAGGCGTGGCAAAGCCTGTAGCAGTGAGCCATTGCCCTTGGTTCGTCTGTAGCTCGTTTGTATCTGCAAGAATTGAATCAATCTCTGAATCTTTTGTTCCTGATGTAAGAGTCCTAGTTGTTGCATTCCATACATCGTCAACATTGAATCCTCCAACATAAGCAACCCCGCCATTAACCCCGTCAACAACAGTTCCATCGGATGAAAGTACATAACCAGCAACGGCAGAGTTTACATCGCCTACCGAAGCGCGCTTTAATCTCACATAATCTTCCATGAATAGGATATTACCAACACCGGGCAAGTTATCGTATCTTACTAAAGACCCTTGTTCCGATTGCCATCTCATACCATCGGCAGTAAGCAATGCTTGCTCTGACTCATCAAATACAGTTTGAGCAGAAACAGAACCATCCCCAATGTTAATACACATACAAGGTGTAATATGGTCAAATGCGATATTTATTAACGCAGAAGTTGAAGCTGTGTACATTGCTGATCCATCTGCCTTTGTCAATTGTGTAAGAGTCCCATCAACTTCAAAGCTTGAACCTGTAGCAGCAAATGAACCAGTAAGTGGTTGGTATCCTATTCGGTCAACTATATAAGTCCACGTTCCTGTTGAGCCTAGCGGCGTTGCGTAAATATAAGTCCCTGTTTGCGCTGTTGCCCTGCCAACAGACGTTCCTGCGCTGTTAAACACCTCAACCGTTGCATCAACTAGATTGTTAAATGTAGCTGTGATCGAAATACTTGTTCCACTAGCATCAGTGACAGAACCTACTATTGTCGCACCATTAAGAAGTGTTACGTCTCCAGTTGTCGTAATGTTGCCTGTAAACGTAGTTGCTTTAATTGTTATCTTTGAACCATTAAATGCAAAGGTACTTACTGCCGTTGCATCAATCTCAACGTCGTAAGATCCTGCGTCAATAGTCGAACCACTACGTGTTGCTAGTAGGCTTTGATATGTGGTGAAATTGCCACAAATATAGCTTTTAGCTCTATCATAAAACTTTTCGGGTGTTTCAAGTGTCGTGTATGCGTCAACCGTAGCTCGTGTTGCTTGAGAAATAGACAAGTCGGGAGTCATAATAATGTCACTTGACAGTGTTCCTAGCCCTGTTAATGTATCAGCCCAAGTTGATATAGACTCATTATACCCAATGAATTTTATTGGTATTGTGTCTGATGATGTTCTGTCATCAACTGTTAATGTCGTATTATTTGCATCAATAACCTGAATTAAAATATCATCAGAATAAGCACCAGTTGAATCAATACCTGTATAAACTTTTGTGTCTGTATCATCTTGGTCCACCGTTAAACCATCGGCATCGGTTCCTCCATTATTAGCACCGATTACACGATTACCCGAATCAAAATCAGTACCGTGGTAACTATAAGTAGCTAAATCAGTACCACCCAAATCAACAGGATTTAACTCAATAACTCTTAGTTGCCTTACATATCCATATCTACCAGATGGAGTCTCTGCTACAACTCTTTTTCCAACATTTTTAAATACAATATTACCTCCACGTGTGGCAGTATAGTTAGAAAAATTTAAATCTGTTGAATTGATATTATCGATATTATCAAAGTCTGTGTATGTTTGCTCTGGGTAGTTTCCGTTGTAAGTCTGAACTTGCCCATTTGTCAATTTAAATACTGCATTTGCAAACCCGTATGTTGTAAAGAACCTTGTAGCCTTTCCTCCAGTACCTGCAAGAGTAATGTTATTTACGGTCATCAATGCACTATTTGTAGAATTACCCGGCGACAGTCGAAATTGATATGTATCCCCATCTGATGAGTTAACCATTGTACCCGCATCTACTGTTACTGTTGAACCATTAGCAAAGAGTAAAGTACCTGCCGTTTTAATTACACCACCCTTCCAAGTAAAAGTTCCATTGCTAACCATCGCAAATATACTAAAAAAATTGGTTCCGTTATTAGTAAAAACCAAGCCTGCCCCTATACTGTACTGCGTATTACCGTTTCCTGTCCGAGCTACACCGTAATTATATGTTCCGTTAATAATCATAGGCGCAGAACCCGTAGAGGCAGGGTCTCTTGCTATTATTAACTGTTCGTAATCGGGGTCGTGACTAAGCGTACCACCTACAACTAACCTTGTTGATGAATCAATAGAATAAATTACTTGCGAACCAATTCCATCGGGTGCACTCGTTGTTGTCGTCACACCTGTTAACCCACTAAGTCCACTTAAATCTGTATCTGTCCCTGTTTGGGTAATTACCCCTGCGCTATATGAAAAACTCATGTTTACTCCTAAGTTATAACGACACTTGGTGTGCCGGGTCCTGCTTGCTCTGTTACATAAGCACCAACATCTTTAACGAAGAATTCAATAGGAGCCTCATCGCTATAGGCAAAAACGCCATCGACTTCTTTATATTTGGCGAGCTTAACGTATAGCGTAGCTCGACTCTTCTGCCCCATCTTGGCGCGGTAGTCGAATGCGAGCGTCTCAAGCTTGTCGAAACCGTCTGTTGGATTTGTTAATGCTAAAGCCAATTGATTGCTTCGGGGTTGGTTATGCGGATCATGGAACTATTCTACCTCTTGAAGCGACTTCACCACTCAACACATCGCCAACGAGAGTCGAATAAAACTTGTCTTCTGTCGCGTCATAAGGAGAAGGGACGAGGCGATAATAATTTGTGCCTCCATAGGTGTAGGTGTAAATATCACCTCCTGTGACGACTTGATTCAATGTCGGTTCTTCGGTCCATTCACTAGCAAGAATTGACCATGTATTGGATATACATGCGCCTTCTGGACCTGACGGCCCACGACCTCCAGTGAGCAGGAGCTTACCGTTGCCCCTGACTTTTATCTCAGAAAGTTGGGACATATTTCACGCAAATCTTGCCTGTGAGTATGATGTCAACGGCATTGTCTGGAGCCATCATAAAAACCTGATACTCGTGAGTCCCCACGCTCCACGCGGTTGTATCCAAGACCTCACCGTAGACCGTACCCGCGACACCACCGAGCGTCAAAGCAAGTGGAAAGTCTGGGAGCCCCGCACAAATAATCTGCCCCGTCCAATTCGTTAAATCTTGCGGAGTATTGAACTCGCTCTTTGGATCATCGGGATCATCGGGAAACAACCAAGTGAACGAAAGGGAAAAACTCGCACCTGCGTTCAACTCGATGTTCATAGACCCGTTAGACATGGGGTTATTCTACCGTGAGGCGACCCTCAATCAAGTCCGTGACGAATCCAGAAGGCGAGACTAGGCGAGTGTAATATTCGTAAGTTCCCTTTGGCCACGCGCTAGAATCTGCTGTGCCTTCAATCTCGCCTTCGCTACTAAGCGTCAAAGGGATCGTCTCAAGCTCCGCGTTCTTGCGGTCGTAGATCACCATATTGCCTGTGTAGCCTGTGAGGTCGATAACATTGGCATCGTTGTCATACCAAACGTCATAGATGGCTAGGGTTTCGCCTTGGATTAGTTTTTTGTTTGTCATGGTCTTAATATGAGTTGCCTTAAATCTCTGTCAGCTCGTGGCCCTCTAGCCGACAAATTAGGTTGAGAGCCTTGAATAATACCATTAGTTTCGGAGTCTGGACTTGAATTGGAGTATGAATTCATGCCTACGCTAGCTTCCGCTCCAATGAAGAGATAATTATTCACAAGGTCTGGATCGTCCGTTGCTGTGAACGTGCAAGAGCAATTCACGTCCGTAGACAAGGTTGTGTAAGGCGCTCCCCTAATAATCAAGACTCCCCAATATTGCGCCCCTCCCGCCGTTATCGCTTCCTCTAGCGTTGGGGAATTGATAGAATCATAGAAAGCCTCATCTAAATTATTCACATCTTCATTGAAGCAAATATCCGCGTCTTCTTTATTCAGCAACTTAACTTGAAAGCTTTTAGGATTCACTGTATAGGTGAACGGGCTTATGATCGCGCTCCCACTTCCTGATGATACGCTATTGGAGTCACTGTCTGTTTCTTGAACAGTAGGAAAAAGACTAGGCAAGTTCATGTTCTCATCAACAATCGACTGCATAAAATTAGAAGTGGATAAAGGATAAAATGTCGATGATGTAAAGTCGTAAGAGTAAGAATTTGATGTTCTAAAGTGCATCGGAACATTGTAGACATTAGCCGTTACGCTTTCGGAATAACTGTAAAACATTTGTAGACTTGCCTCTGCGACGAATCTACTGCCGTCAATGAATGATCTTGATGATGCGGAAACGCTAAAACTCGGTAGTCTAACAGAAAACAGAGAGTTTACATCATGACCATAAGCTAAAAAATTATCATCAGCGTACAATGAGTCTTCTGTGTTGTTGAAACTGTTGTCTAATGGGATTGATAAAAGGCTATAGGTGTCATTAATAGATGCTGATACTGTCGTAGGGTACGGTTCTCTAAACTCTCTGTCTTCTACTTCGATTAAAACCTCAAAATCTTTGCCCGTTGAGTTGATCGCCAACCTTTTGCATATATCAAAATCAACCGAACCCTCGCTTTGATAATAATTTGTAGACCCAAAGAGTGAAGTTGGGATTAAGTTATTGTTTAAATATGAATTTTGATATCTAGTGAGCATGAAGTCAGGGAATCCCTGCGCCGCATGTCGAGCACCCATATCATAGTATCTATGATTATTCATAAGTGAACTCGAAGAAATTGCGAGCTAATTTATTGTCATAGAAACTGTCTAAATCTATGGTTATCAAATCGCCCTTTGAATACTGGAGTGCGGCAACGTCTGTTATCGTTGAGACGTCGTTGTATTGAACTCCATTTATTTTTATCTTAACAGGCAAATAAACTATTTCAGCAAGATCAGAAGATATGTTGGCTCCCCTAACCGTCTTGATGACGCCATCAAAAAAGCTAGGTATTTGAACTGGGTCGTTTCCAGAATAATAGATCGTCGAAATATAAAACTTTTTCTCGCCACCAACAATTGGATCTCGAAACCGTTTCTGAGCCGAATAAATCAAGCTGAAACTGCCTCAATTACAATCCCACTCACGTCAGAACTGGCGACCGTTACTTTGCATGTTATCAAGGACGGGTCCGCAAGCAAACCATCTTCGCCAATCTCTAAATCAACGGGTGTTGTGTCATCGGCATCCGAAACAGTAAAAACCAAAGTACCATCAATATAAACCTCGGCGGTGAAAGTCCCCACGGCACAATAGCCGTAACATTTTGTTAAGTTGCCCTCGCCAAAAGTCACCCAAGGCGGCAACCAAGCATCAGCAAAAACAGGTTGCCAATTCTGCTGAAACAACGCAAACGGCCCATCACCACCACCCGACGAGATCGGCGTCTTGTAGGGTTTTTGTTTGGCCGAAATCATACGGTGATCAGAGAGCCTAAGTCTGTCGCGTCATACATGAGGAACCCCACACAACCTTTATCTGGTGTTGCAGAAACGGGATCATAAGTTGAAGCCCCTGTCTTGTCTTGTGATCCACTTATGCCTGACCACGGTTGCCCCGTTTTTGGGTTTATTGCCGTTATGTAGACAAGCCAATCTTGGATGGTGGGACGATACTCAAACTCATAATCAACGAGATAAAACTCTCCATCGTTGGGTGTGCTTGAATTAGCAGAGACAAGCATGGTTGTGCCTGATGCCAAGGTCTGCCCGTCTACTGTCATGGCAGTGGTGTTGAGTGTGCCTACCTTGTCGTTGTAAGCACTAAAAGGGTTATTCTCAACTTGGCCCGTTGCGCGTATAGAAACCGATGGGAACCTTTTCGATACTGTCGCGGATGTTTTGGGAACTGCTGTATAATCGCCGTTTCCATCCACTGTGCCTTCGTCACCTGCTAGAGTTCCAACTTCAATAAATGATCCGTAAGCATCTTTGTTGGTGTCCGCTGTACCTAAAGATGTGCTGAAAGTAAAAACCCAGTCCGCTGTCGCCGCAACCGTTTTGCGAGCCTTTGGGCCAAATTGTATAGTGACTAAATAATGGTTCCTGTCATCGTTACTAACTGGAGTGATAGAACGACTGGTGACGATCATCTTGTCATAAGGAGCCTCAGGGAATTGCTGACCCAGAGCTGAATTGCCTGCGTCTAAATAATCAATAACCTCTTGAATCGCGTCATCGGGATCAAGGTTGTCTGACTTATAAATGGCGCTAAAACCACCACCGAAAGCACCCTCTAAATTATCGAAATAATTTAATCCGTCCCTAAGTTCTGAAATTAAAGTGACTGCCATTTTATCCTGCCGCACCCAAAAATGGAATATTGATATTTTTCAATTCTTCTAAAGCTTTTGTTTGTTTCACAAGCTCAACCTGTGCCAACTGCGCCAAGTTCTTTTGTTCTTCCTGCAATTTAATTTGACGTTGCGCCCTTGTTTCTGAAGCACTACCAAACCCTATCTTGTTTGGGTTTCCTTGTCGTGTTCCAAAGGATTGCATAGATGTTATATTTTGACTTGATTGAGATTGCAAAGAAGCAATTTTGCTCTGCAAACTGGCCGTCATAGACTCCATGATCGTGCCTTCTTGTGGACCCAACACCGATGTCGTTGGAGATTGCATCGCTCTTTTCGCTTCGTAAGCTCGCATTCTCTCAGCGACTTGAAGTTGATATCTGGCATTATCCTTTTGGCGTTTTGCTCGCGCATCTGCCCAACGCTTTTCAAGCTTTGCTGAATCCTCTTTGATCTTGGCTTGTCGCGCTAATTCCTTGGTGCGCTTATACTCAGCTTCAATAGATAGTTGGCTCTTGGTGATCTCATCAAGCCCGCGCATTTTATCAATCAACTCAGACGTCTTTTTTGCGGCCATAGACATCGCCCGCGTGAATCCAGAAACGTATTTTGAAGAAGCTCCGCTCAGGGACTGACCGAGCGCCGTCATTGCCACGTCATACTCTTTGGTGATGATCGAAGCGCCACGCTTCATAGATATATTGAGTTTATCCATCTGAGCCATTTGGCCGCGAATAGCTTTTTCCCCTTGCCTAAACATAGGGATAAGCCTAAAACCTGCGTCTGCCATCAACTCAGCCGAGGCAAAGTTTTGATCACCCACATTATTCATTTTACCAATGGCATCCGCTACTCTTAAAAATTGCTCTTCGACAGGTAGGTTGATCAAATCTTTTGAAGCTAAACCGACCATTTTTAGGGCGTCTTCATACGTCTTGTTTCCTCGGGCGGCGTCTGCGATACGTTCGTTAAGATCCTTCATAGAGTCTCCTATGTCGTCAGACTCAGCGCCAAAGCGTTTGCCAACCTCTGCCAGTTGGGAGAATTTATCCGTGGCTACCCCAAGACGACTAGCCCACAATGCTGTCTCCCTGTTCGCCTCGTTTGTTTTGATAACAAACGCACTCATCGCCGCGCCTGCTCCCGCAAGTGACAAGGTAAGTGGATTCATGCCACCCACCAAAGCACCAATCCCGCCTTTCAGCTTCCCTAAGACCGAATTAGTCTTTGTTGTTTCCGAACGCATTTTTTTAAGACCACGTTCAGCGTCTCCCGTATCTGCTTTAAACAGCAGATTCATAACCCCTGCAATTGCCATTTTTTAGCTACTCCGTTTCATAATGGGGATTGAGGACAAAAGTTTGCCTATCGCTTCCGCGCCGCGAATCATTTTTTTCTTTACACCCCATTTTAAAGCCATGTCTTCAATCTCAATAGGCTTGCCTTTAGTGCGCTGAGAGTTAAAGACCGTTGACGCAATCAAGGCGGCGTTGTAGTCTTGGCGTTCTGGTCCTATTGGACTGATTCGGTTGTAGGCCATCCACCACTTTAATTCCTCGCCGCTCACCTTCTCTTGAACCTCCGCGACTGTCATACCCAAGGCGAGCGCAAGAGTATGACAAAACATTTTAGTCGGAAGGTTTGCTAGTTTTTTGATTTTTCCGATATTTCATCCTCGGTGATCAGATTAATTTGAAGAATTTTCTCCAACACAATATCAACAGAATTTAAGTCTTTGCTACCTAATGCTTTTAAATCTGCGGCATTGGCTTCAAATATCAAATTGCCTTTCTCATCGCAAATGGACCCCGCTAAACTCAGGGAACGAATAGACCCCTTGTAATTGGGATCGTTTTGGCATTGTTCGATTTTATCTTTAATCGCGGCGCTAAATGGGCGAATACAAACATCGCCGCCCCACCTGGGGACGGGTATTTTGGTCACTTCAAAATCTTGAGCACCGAGGATGTTTTCTCGATTTAAAATCAAGATACAGCACCAGTTAGTTTAAATGTTATCGAGGCTGTTACCTTTTCGCCAGACGTGACGCTCAGCGGGTCAAATGACTGAACGAGAGCCTGACATGTGTAAGCGACTGTTGTTGGTAACGTGATGACAAGTGTTGCTCCTGCGGCTTCGGGGTCGGCTTGTAGCGTTGTCATTAAAGTCATGGCATTTTCACCAATCACATCAATCTCAACGGAAACCGAGCCCGCATCGTAAATACTCGCGGCGATATAGGTTTTGGCGTCTGCGGTTGCAAGGTTGGTTGATTCGATAATCGCCCGCTCCATGCCTGACCAGTCAATCCCTGTCACTTCCCCTAAATCAGTGCCACCGTAAGATATAGTGGTTGAACTTCCGTCTTGTGCTGTTACTGGCATTTTAGCTAAATCTCTCTATTTTTTTGGTGATGCGGTTTTGCTTTCTGGCTATTGTATTGGCTTTCTTTTCTAGTCTATTGCGGATGAGCTTTGCGCCTAATGAAGTCGATCTGGTGCGATTGGATTCTAAGGTGCGTTTCATAGCAAAGTCTCCACTAAAATCTTTAAAACCATATTCAATGTGCATAGGGTAGTATCCCTCGCCAATCTTTGATCCTTGAGAACTGGACCCTATGCTATTAATACGATTTTGTTTTAATTCCCTGCGCCTTGGCGTTCCTATTCTCCACCCACCGCCGCGTTTAGTGATACGCCGAACGGCAGTCAAGGCCGCCATTGTTCCCGTATCTTTTCGAAAAGCATTCTGAACCTCGGGAAGCATATCCATAGCAATACCTTTAAGGGCGCTGTTGATAATTCGTTGCCCCCGCATGGCTCTCTTTTCTTCGGCTACTTCTTCCAATAGCTTATCAAGCATCAACTCCATATCAGAGGCAAACACTTCCATATCAAGTAAAGTTTTAAGAGGCATTATAAACAACCTCCCAATTTTGAACTACTTCATAAATGGGCTTTTCCCGACCCTCGGGTAAATATTCACCCTCCGATTGGGAAGAGAAGTAGAACCTAGATATAGGCACACCCTCAGGTGAGACTAAATACTGTGATTCAAGAAATACTCTTAAAGCCTCGGCTATATTTTCGCCCTCTAAGGATGTGTTAGTGTTGACTTGAAAAGCAAATCTATCTTTTCTAAGATCACCAACAGCGCCAAGGGTTACACTCATAGACTCAGAACTTGTGCGCTCATAAGCAATATAAGGAAGTTGAGCTCTTGTTTCGGCAATCGTCGCGTAAAGTTTTGTGCCTATCAAGTCCGATATGGTGGACTCACCAAGCACCAAGGATCTAATAGCCTGTTTGATCCCCATGGGCTCCTTTGCGTTGTTTAACGTGAAGTTCCCAGAACCTTGTCTTTAACTGAACATCATCAACAAAAATAATATCGTACTCTCTGCCACAAGATATCATTCTAGTGGATTCATTGAGCACCCGATCTTTGCAGTAGTGAAGCATCACCTTATGCGTAGCTTCTGGCGCGACCTGACGAGCATTTTCAACCATTGAGCCACGAATGCCTTTAATGGACACACTGGCCTCAAAGTCGTCCTCATAAGTAACAACTTCCTCGCCAATATCGTTGAGAGTGCGAACTGGACGCTGAAAGGTTGCCCTCGTTCTCAGTTGCCCCGCGCGGATCATTTCACGGTGTAGTTTTTGAGGTTATTCATAAGAGCTTTAACGCCCATAGGCAACTCAGCTACTGCGGCCCCAACAATGGAGGCCTCACGATTAGCGAACCAATGAGCCACAAGTAGACGCAGAGCTTGGTTGCCCCGCACGTCATCGCCGCCTGCTGTGTAATTTATGCGAACAGATTCGTTTTGGGAATCTTTATCAGTCGGCCATTCTGCACCATCAACACGCACAACGCGCTGAGATAAAAGGGAGCCGCGACCCAATAGATAGATAGCACTCGAAACCTCAGCCCAAACACCATCAACTAAGTATTCGATGGACGTTATCGAGGAAACTGGACCGTTTGAAAAGTAAAAATCACAATCTGGAAACATATCCAGATAGACAACAAAATCAGACTCTGCCAATATACGGCCCGTTTGTTGTTCAATCAAAGATCGGGCACTGAGTTCATAAGCTTCGATGAGATCATCATAAGCGGATGAGTCAAGCCCGATCTGATCCTTCAAGTCGCAAACAGAAACGGCAGGTTGTGCCGCCTCTGTCAGCTTCTCGATTTTGTAGGAACTAGGCAACGATATCGG